AGATACTGACTCTGGTGAGTTTATGTGGCACAGAGATAGAGAAGATAGAATTATCGAATCTATTGGTGAAACAGACTGGCAAATACAGTTAGACGATGAATTACCTAAAAGAATAGAAGGTCAGATTTTTATACCGATGGGTGTTTATCATAGAGTTATAAAAGGAAATAATAATCTTAAAATAAAATTGACTAAAATCTTTCAATAGACTAAAAAATAATTAAATAAAAATGATAGAATGTCCAATTTGTCCAGTAGTGCTTCAACACGCAAAAGAATATATCTTAGATATTAAAGAAATATTCACAAAAAATTTCATAAAAGAAAGATACTATTTACACTTATTTTTAAGTATGTTTTTAACAATGGGTGCAGTGTGGTTTCTAAGAGAATATGCTTACTTAGATGAGACTCCTTATCTATTTCAAATGTTTATAGGTGGGTTCGGTGCTTTTGGTGTAAACTTTGCTAGAGAATGGTATTATGCAAGAAAAGGAGCTCCATTTAGTATGACAGATATAAGAATGGGTTCTTATGGAGGTGTATTAGGAACTATAATCTTACTTTACTTTTCAGTGTAAAAAAATAAAAAGAATAAGTTTACTTATTCTTTTTTGTTTCTATACCCTTCGTTATAAATATCTATCACTTGATCATATTCAGATAACAAACCATCCTTAAAGTTCGGATTATATTTTTGCTTAGAAATATATTCTTTTATATAATCAGCATAATCTAATTGTATAGATATATCAATACTTTCACCATCGATAGCTACTTCAACTTCTGAATCAACATCTACTTTCTCAACAATATCATCTAAATACTCAATAGATGAGAAACTATTACTTTCAAGTATAACTTCTAATTTTCTTCTTAGTTTTCGATTACTAACCAATAAACTATTTGATATAGATAAATCGATATAATCATTTGTTAGTTTTAGATTATCTAATTGCTCAATATCATCCTCATTAGTAACTCTAAACTTCTTAAAAACAGGTGAAACTTTATTCTCAATAAATGTTTCTTCACCGGAATCAGTATCTAAAACAAAAATACCTTTTTGATCCCCATAATCATTTCTATCCATTTGGAAGATAGATCCAACGAAATTAAAGTTTTTACTTCTTTGTACAATATGTATGTGACCTGAATAAACTTTTCTAAAAGATGAAAAGCTTTCAACATCAATCTTATCGCTATTTTTATGTGCAACTGACGTTAAGTGCATTTTACAACCATTAAGATCAGAATGGCAAAATAAATAATCACAAAAGTTAAATTGATTTATTAGTTTAATTTGCTCTTTCTTTGTTTCTATATAAGGCATCATTAGTAATTTCAGACCGTTATACTCTAAAATAGAAGTTTTATCATATACAGAAACATTTGGTATGTATTTGAACGGTCTAACTGAATTAACCTCACTTGCACTTTTAGACCAAAGATCGTGATTACCGATGATAATATGTAACGGAGCTATTTTAGCAATTTCTTCAACTATATCCATACCATAGTTTAATAGATTAATTGGAATAATATTTCTATTATCAAATAAATCTCCTAAGTGTACGATAATATCTCCGGGTTTTATTTCTTTTTTTAGAAGTGGAATTAAAAACTTATCAAAGTATTCTTTATGGACTTTATACCATTTATCAACATTATTGGGATAACCTAAGCCAATGTGGGTATCACCAATCAAGTATATTTTACTCATTAAAATATCTTTTTATTTTTATATGAAAAAATAAGTATTTGTTTTTAATATATAAGAAATGGAAATCTAGTTGTTCAAAGTAACTGATTTGTAAAAAATATTTGTAAGATAATGAGTAGATTAATGAAATTCCAACCTTTTAATGAAAGTAAGGCACAAGAAGATATTAATAAAATGCAAGATGATGTAAGATCCAAAATAGAAGTTATTGCTAATAAATGGAAAGAAGATATACACGAATGTTTACTTAATTTATTGGATAATTATGAATGTAAAAATATGGAGTTAACTTGGGATTTAACACCTAGTTACTCAATATCTGGGTATAATCGAGATATAGTTAAGCAAATTCTAAATAAATGTAAGTTAAAATATCTTATGACTGTTATTATAAACACATCACAAACTGATGAATTTATAGATAATTTTAATTATGTTAAAGATTTTTTGAAATCGTATTTAGATGCTAAAATTCAAATTTATAATTTAAGCATATTAAAGAATGGTTCTATTATTCAATCAATGCGTGGTCAATCGCTTATGGACTTTAATAAAATAATAGATCAATTAAATAAAGTAAAAGATAATCCTAATCTAAAATTAGAATTAAAGATGAAGATTTACTAAAGATTTGTTTTTAATAAAATAGTTGAAAAAAGTGACTTTTAGAAATAAATATATACTTAGAGAAATAAAAATTATTAATATATATTTTTATAAAAAATAATAAAAAACAATATGCCATTACCACATTTTACTCAATTACAAGGCGTAGGTTCACCTGGAGGACCAGGTACATTACCTGATGAAGTTGTATATACTAACCTTTTTGAGATAACATTTATTTTACCTGTTATCTTACAAGCACAAGGTAGAGATCCAATTTTATTGCTACAAAACTCAACTAAGATTGATCTTAACTTAACAGAGTTTGACGTTGTAACTAAACAACAAAGATTCAAATACTCTACAAGAGAGTTTGTTACTACTCCAACTAAAACCTCTGGTGTATTATCAATTCCTTTCCAAGTGAATGTTAATCAACAAGGTTCTATGGAGAACTGGAATACTATGAAAGCATGGTATGACTTAGTATTCAACTCTCAAAATGGTGCTCTTCACTATAAAAGTGATATTATCGGTACTATTATTGTTAATCAACACGATAAAAAAGGTGTTGTTTTAAGAAGAGTTACTTTCCAAAACTGTCAAATTACTAAGTTACAAGGTTATTCTATGGATTGGTCTCAAAACAATATTATAGAATCACTTCAAGCTGATTTTGTTTATGACTACTTCATTGATGAATACATTGATAATCAATTTACAATTAATCCACCACTTGTTTCTGGATATTAATAAAAAAAGCCACTTTTTAAGTGGCTTTTTTATTTTTAGAACTTAGGAAAGTTCATATTACTTGTCATATTTTGAGCATTTTTCATCATTGAACTTGTATCTGGCATAGAAGCTCTTTGCGACTCTTCATCAGATTTTCTATGTTTTTCTTCTTCTTCCATAATCTCATTAACTAACTTAATGTTTTCTTCAAACATCCAAAATGGCCATAAATCCATAGCCATTTCTTGAGTATGAAAGTGCTTTTGTAATTGAAGCTTATTCTTTAAGATATGCTTCAAAGGCATCATGAACAACGAAAATACCTGAGGCTCCGTTGGGAAATTGCATATCCGTGTGGACCTCCTCGCCACACGTACATTTTTTAGATAACTTTTGGATACCAAAAGTCATCTTATCAACAGCAGCATTTAAGAATTGGAAAGAAATATCATCCATATTTTGGAACTCATCTAATTTAGCTTTAATTCCATCATAAGTTATACTTGTTCTTCCATTTAACATAAATGGAATAATTTTCAAGAATGATAAGTTTGGTGATTTCTTTTCAGCATTTTCTTTAATAATATAATCAGTAAATGCTTTTTGTAAACCAATTGTAGGTGGTGTAATCTCATACTCTTTACCATTAACTGTTTTGAATACAAAAGAACCAGTAGATGGTGAGAAATATCTATCTAATTTAGGATCTATATCATGAAATCTAAAGTTTTCTCTTTTTAACTCAACTGCTAATTCTTGACCACAAGTACAGTTAGCAGTAACCGATAATGAGTTTCCTTGTTGGAATGTTAGTTCTCTAATTAAGAAAACTAAGTAAATTCTGTCTTGATCTTTTACATCTAAGTAAGAACCCATTCTTCCATCAGAATACTTGATACGAACACAAGACATTAACATATCATTCATTTTTTCTACTACATCATAGATATTTTTATCATCAACCATAGAATAAGCTTGAATTTCTCTAACTTGAGCTGGTCTAATCATAAACATAGTTCCCACCGGATAAAACTTCCCACAAGGAAAATCTTTAACATCAAATGATAAGTATTGTAAGTCAGTTGTTCTATTAGATTCAACAGCTTGTGGCTCTACTAAATCTGAAAATGAACTTGGTATATTTGTTTTTTTAGATGATTCTACATCACCTAAATGTCTTTTTAAGTAATCTTCTTCAGACATGTCATTTTTATTATTACTCATAAATAAGTTTTTATTTTTATATATTGAGATATTTATCCTCTCTATTATATAAATAAATAATAAAGTTGTTTTGTTATATAAAAACAAAAAATCCTTAGATTTCTCTAAGGATTTTTTATATAGATTTGTAATTTAGTTACGCATTAATAAAACCACCTGCTGCAATAGCTCCTGTTCTTAAAATAGTGATGTTATTTACTATAATACCCATACCTTTAATTGGTTCTACATAAGTATCTAATACACCAATTTGATTATCGATAATATCAGAAGTATTATTTTCATCATCCATTTTATTAAAGTAGTTAAATAAACCATTTTTATTTACGTAAGTCTCACAGATAACATCAGCTCTTAACTTAATTTCAGCTCTAACATCAGGAGTATTAAATCTCCATTGGTAATCAAGTAACATTGCTGCTAACTCTCTTTCTAACTCTACAAGAACTTCTCTTACGTGAATGAAAGATAAAGCTGATTTATAAAGTGTAAGTGCAGTATTCTCAGTTTCGATCACATAACCTCTATTACGTTTAAGAACAATAGGGTTCATTTGTGCACCATTTAAGAATTCAATATCTGTTGGATCAAACTCATGTTCAACACCAGCAATATTTGTTACTCTACCGTTTACAACACCCGCTGCAATTGTCCAAGGTGTAACTGAACTAACATTAGAGATGTGTTTTCTCATAAATGTTGTAGCTACATATGATGCAGGCGGAACATCTAATGGTCTACCATTATCATTTACTGTAACATATGGAGTAAAATAACCAACTGTTGTTACACCTGGTCCATCACCGAATGAGTACAAGAAAGCTGGATTACTTTCAGGATCACCACCTTTAGCGATATACTCAGCTTGTAAAACACCCTCAGCATTTACGAAGCTTGGAGATGATGAGTTTTTGAATGATTTTAATGAAGGCATATTAATGAAACCAAATACATTTAATCTCTCACCACAAATATCTACTAATTGTTGTTTTGATCTTTCTGTTAAACCTAAACCAAATGCATCAACTAAATATCTAAAGTCAAATGCTTCTTTATTAATTAAAGCTTTGAATAAAGGTGTTCCTTTAGCTACTAAGTTTAAGATTTGATTTTGTTTAGCTTCTGTACCATCAGGCATAGACGCTTGTCTAATTCTAAATCCTTTAAGAGCGATACCTTTATAAGTAGTAGCATATTGATCTACTGTTGAATATCTTGTTGTTTGATAATCTAAACCACCATTATCATTAGTATAAGCTACTTTCTTGATTTTAGCATCACAAGTAATTTCAGCTAATTCTGTATTACCAGCATATTGTCTTTTACTTAATACTCTAGTGTAATTTCTTTGGAACTCTTGTCCTAACTCCATTGCAATATCAGAGTTATCTGCTTCTAAGAAATCACCAACTTTTATTTCAGCATATCTTGCACCATTAACAAGAATCTTGTTTGGAACTTCTGCATATCCCGAAACTTTCTCAATCTCAACGGTCTGTCTTAAGTTAGACAATTCCGATTGAACTTGAATACTATAGTTAGCAACTCTACTTACTTCATCAACATTAGTTTGTAATGTATTATCTGTCATATAGTTTACTTCTAAAGTTCCGTCAATATCAGTAATCATTTGTAAGAAATAAGTACTATCAGCATTTACTCCCCACATCATCTTAACATCCTCAAGTAATTCAAATGTAACATTCTCAGCTACTGTATATGCAATATAATTACTACCTGTGAATCCTAAAGATGTCGCTAACTGAGCAGGTGATTGATTTGTAGGATTAACAGTATTTGCTACAAGTGTAAATGTAGTTGTATTTTCAGAAGAATCTGGGAATTTAACTTTCTCTAAAACTTGTAAATTAATAGCTTGGTAAGCTTGAGTTGCACCTAAAGTAGGAGTTTCAAAAACAATATAATTATATCCTGCATAATCACTAGTTAAACCAGTTACTACATTAGTAGGACTTGGTGATGCTTCTCCATTTATAAATCTAACATTTACTTTGTGGCTACCTGTTAGAATAGAATTCTTCATAGTAAAACTTTCATCTGTATATAATCTATTTACGTAGAAGTAATCTTTAGAATTTATTAATCCATTTTCAAAGTTTTGATAAAATTCTGAATATTTAGCAGCAATACCAATCTGATCGGTAGCAGCATCATCATGTGTTCTCAATCCTTTTTTACCAACAATATATTCATTATCTGTTAAATATATAGTAAGTAAACCATTATCAGTTATGTAACTAACATCAGATAATCCAGTCTTTAATACAAATGATTTATTCTGAGAATCTGATGAAACTACTTCTGTTAATGTCATAGTAGCACAACTTTTCTTAACTTTGTCATCTCCATTAGCAGACCATACTAATGTAGCTCTATCCTTAAATGTACCCAATGCACTTAAAATATTAGTAAATGCTTTATATTTTCTATATTGATTATAATTTTTTGGATTAGGAGTAGCATCAGTTCCCCAGAAAACAACTTTAATATCACCAACTGAATAACCAGGTGTATTACTCATATCATAAATATAGTAATCATCACTCGCAGAGAATGTACCATATGCAAAATCATTTGATGAACCAGCACCGAAAGTATATGCATCATCTACATATTCAGGAACAACAACATCAATACCTCCAACATTTCCAGTTAAATAAACACCTTCAAATGAAGTACCAACAAAAGTTTGAGATGAAACTCCAACTTTAATAAAGCCTAATACTAAATCACTAATATTAACTGTTGGATTAACACCAGGTGTATAAGAAGTAACACTTGAAATTTCACCATTAGATCCTAAAATAAATGCAGTTGAATAAGTTGCAACAGTTGTACTAAATGGATAATCAATTGATCTTAATGTAGTAGAATAAGTACCAGCAGATACTCCCACATATTCTCCACCAATAACAGCATATGCATCAGCAGCAGCATTATAAGATACTCTAATATAGGAAGAAGTACCAGATGCAGTTATACCAGTATTTTCAGTATAGTTAATATTTAATATAGCACCCTCTGCAAACCAAGCAGTTCTATTACCATTATAAACAACACCCGAAGTTGTAGGATATCCATATGCGTGCGGATTTTGTTGAGTAAATGAATAAGTACCAAATAAAGCAACAACATTACCAGGTAAGTCTAACGGAGTAGCTACATAATCTACTGATTGTACGATAGTTTCTTTATAAGAAAGGAAATCAATTTCTCTTTTCTCAGAACCAACTAGTGTAGCACCAAGTAAATCAACTACCCCAGAGTAGAAATCTTTTTCAACTAAATCTGCATTAAATGCACAGAAAACACCATGTTGATCTGTTCCTCTATTAATAACAGTTTCGATAAATATATTTTGACCTTCTAAATCTCTAAAATATGGAATTAATGAAAGACCTTCTGCATAAGCTAAAGTAGTAATATTTCTATCATTAGCAAAAGCTCTTAATTGAGTTTTGATCAAACCTTCTGCATTAAAGTATTGACCCCATCTGTTATCAACCGCTAAGTTTTTATAGTCAGTCCAATCACCTGCAATAACCACTACATCCACTAAATAATCAGATGCATAATCTTGTGGATTTAAGTAAGCAGGCATTTTCTCAATAGAACCATACCATTCTAATAATGTTCTATCAAAACCTGTTCTCTGTGATTTGATAACAAAAACAGTAACATATCTATCAGATAAGTTAGTAAAGCTAAAAGCTCTTTCTGAATATCCTGTATTAGGTTTTGTTAAATTTATGAAAGATTCAGTGTCTCTTTTCCAGAAACCAGTCGTGTCAAAGAATCTTCTGTAAGGTCCTTCTCTCTTAATATCATTAAGATAATATGCAGAGGAAGAAAGTGATTTATACTCAATTACGTCCAATGTGTCATCAGTAAGTAATAAGTTCATCGCAAAAACAGGAGATGTCTCAAGCATTTTTGAAACAGTTCTGTGGAAAAAAGAACCTTTTCTTTCTAAATTTCTATCTAGAGGTCCGAAAACAGCCTCTAAGTCATTGACACTAGTCAATCTGATTGGTGTATTAACAGGTCCTTTTTTGGAAACACCCATAACTAAGTTTGTAATACCCTCAACAGTTGGTGTTGTAAAAACTGACTTATCAATCTCTTCTATGAAGATACCAGGTCTTTTGTATTTTCCAATTTGAATTGCCATATTTATTTTTTTATTTTTATTTTAATGTATATATTAAAAGAAAAAAATGATATTTTTTCTATTTTTAGATTACATTAGATATTTTTTTAATATTATCGGACATTTCTTTTTCAATCTTGCCCATTTTATCTGTATGCTCCTTCAAACTTTGTCTATACTGATTACTTAATGTTTGTATATTCTTAGTTCTATCTAACATTCTTTTATTTACATCTGCTATTTTTTTATTAACAACATCTTTAACCGTTTGTTCTTTAGCATATCTTAATTCCTGCTGAAAATCATCCAATTTTATTTTATCATTTAGGTTATCTTTACCCATTTGTGTAACATCAGCATTTAGTTTTGCAACGTGAGTGTATTCAACCAAAAATGGATTTCTATCTTTACCATTCATAACATCATTTTGCCCTAAAACTTTTTTTAACTCATCTTCAATTTTTTTAGGATCTTTAATTTCAGTATAAATTTTATCGATTAGTGGTTTTTTATTCTTATAGTCAGTTATATAAGTTTTCATGGTTTGCATTTTTTCTTTTGCAACCTTAACGTCAGCAGAATCAGAGCTTAAAACATCAAACTCTGCTTCTTCTAAGAATAATTTATAACTTTTTATATAATTCATTATACTTTCTTTATTTCAGGATTTTTTATATCTACTCTAGATTTAATACTAGGTATATTTTTACTTCTTAAAATATTATTCCATTTTGTTAAATCATCACCTTCTAATCTATAAAGCTTACCTGGTTCTTTCTCATAGACTAATCTATATAACCCAGTTAGTTTTATTTTTTGATTTTTAAGAATAGACTCTTTTGCTATCTGAACATATCCTAAATCAAGAGTATTTCCTGCTAGAATATTTCTAATATCTTTAATACGAGTAAAGTACATATCACCTCTACTATTAGACAAATTATCCATTTCTCCTTTATCAATACTTCTCTTAGGACCAATAGAGGTAAGCATATCACTAAATAAACTAATCCCAGGATTAAACATTAAATTAAATTCGTTATCTCCAACATAGAAAGAATATTGACCTTTTCCAGTTTCTTTTCCATCTTTATCTAACTTATCAAAAGTAATGGTAAAAAAAGTATTAACATAGTTACCATCAGTATTCTCACTTTTAATCATCTTAAGATTAATGGCGTTATTATTAATTTGCTCTTCTATCTGAGCATTATCTTGTAATCCAGTACTATCTATTCTACCTTGTTGTTCTTTTGTAGTAGAACCATCACCAAAATATTCATCTAAAAATCTAGCAACAGAACCTCTACTATCAGATGATTTATATAATTTATCACCATCCATAACATCATTAATAAATTTACTAAATTGTCTACCTGCTTTTGGTCTAACTTTCCAGTCTTCTGGATTATAAGGATTTGGATCTGGAACGGACGGTAATCTAAGACTAGCTTGATCTGTAAAGAAAACTTGATATTTTCTATTCTTTCTAATATTATTTACAGCTTCTTCCCACATATCAAATAGCTTATTATTTCTATAAGGACCTTTTCTACCAGTATCATCAGCAGAACCTAAAGGTGTATATTCTGATAAAGTATTAGTATCAACATTCTCTGTTCTCTTAGTAATTGTTTTAACTGTATAAAGCTTATAAGATTTTATGAATAGATTCATTATTTCTATAATAGGATCCATAGACATAATAACTTCAGATTCATCTTTGCTTTTTTCTTCATATTCCTTTATAGCTTTCTCTAAATCTTCTTTACTTAAAGTAAATTTTCTAACCTCAATACAAGTTTCATTAAAGAAATCTAATATTTTTTTAGAATCACCTTCTAATGTAGTAACTTGTTCTAAAAATAAAGAATATGATAAAACACTCTCACTAATAGAACTTAATTTGAACGATTTTATTTGCTTAATAGTATCTACAAATGATTTTAGATTAGCACCAAAGTCACCTAACCCACCATACATATTCTGACCATCAAACTGAATTGCTCTTTTAGAAAATCTTGCAATTTTCTCAGCAACAATAGCAAGTTTATTTTTATCAGAAAGAATATCAATACTTTCTTTATATAAAGCATCCTTTTCTTGTATTGTAGCTTTCTTATCACCAACTAAATATCTATTAATCTCAGTATATAAAGACTTTATAATATCTTTAGACTTTGTATTCTTTGAATTAGTTAAAATATCATTAATAAAATTATAATCAACTGATATTCCTTTTTCTTTAGCTGATATTAAAACATCTATATCTTTTTTAAGCTTTGAAAAAGCTTGTGTTAAATGATCTTCTGCTCCAGTAACATTATTTCTATCAATATTAGAACCCCCGACATTACCATATGAATTACTTCTAATAGGAGAGACAGCTTCTTTTGTTAATTCTTTTAACTTAGCAGCAGGAACAACAACTGGTTTAGAATTAGGTTTATATGTTTTTGTAACCTTATCTCTATAAATAACAGTAACTTTCGGTTGTTCTGGTGTCCCAACATTTGTAGGATCTACCAACTTAACAACATTATCATCAAGCATATATTCTTTATCCTTAATTAATTCTGGTATTAATTTTGATTGTGTCGTAACACCTAAATTAACTTTTTTATAATTAGACAAAATAAGAGCTAAAGCTTGTAGATTTTTAATCATAGTTCCGTACTGAGAAACATTACCACTTGGATTAACTTCATCAGTTTTAGATTCTTCACCATCCTTAAATTGATCTAAAAATTCTCTAAACTTTTTTAATTCCTCTAATAAAATATCTTTTTTATCAAAGTCCGGTAAATTTTTTGTTTTTAATATTGCTTCATCAGTTAATTTTTTTAATACAGATACAGGTTCACCAGCTTCAACTGCTTTGATTAATTCAAAATAAAATGATGCAACTTGAGCTTGCATAGCAATTGTTTGTGTTTCAGAACTAGTCTTAAATACGGTAGACTGTCCAACTAACTCCTCAAAAGCAGCATTTAGTCTCTCTATAAGATTTTTAATTCTTGGAACTTTAGCTGCTATCCTAGCTTTTCTAATCATGTGATTTATCAATCTACCCAATAGAGAATCATTCCATCCAACATCATTAGCAAAAGGACCAGCACCTGATTGTGCTTCATAAATAGACTCAATTTTCTCTGTTTTTATATGTTGTCTTTGTGAAAGAAAGTCAGCTCTTTTATCTAAATATCTCATTATTAAAAAAATTTTTAGTATATATATAAAAATAATGATTATCATTTTTGTACAATTAAGAAAAATATATTACCTTTACAAAAAATAGAATTATGGCCTATAACGCAAAAGACATTATATGTATTAGCTTTAGTGTAAATGATTTACAACTATTTTCAATATCACTTGAATATGGTTTAGATTTTGGCATTCTCTATGGGATGAAAGATGTTACTGATTATTTATGGGTAGAGACTAAGACCGGACGAGTGTTATTTTACGGAAACAAAGACATTATACTTGTACAAGGTAATGGAGTAAAAGGTTATACCTCCAAAGAACTAAAAATGCTTAGAAAGATGGAACCAGTAAAACCGAAAAAGATTAAAAAAGATCTTTTAACTTGTGCTAAATACTTAAGATTTGTTAATGACTTTCCTACAATAAGATTGGAAAGCCTAGATAGATTTATAGAAAATAATATAGTAGTAGAAAATGACACTTTTTATATGAAAAATAATTTTCAAAATAAAATACAAAGTGAGATGCAAACTTTGGATACTTTAGATTTAGATAGTATATTAGATAAAATAAATGAGAGTGGTATTAATTCACTAACAAAAGAAGAAAAAGAATTTTTAGATAAATTAGCAGAGTAATTAGCTCTGCTTTTTTTATATATACTATATGAAAATTATAAAAGCATTCGAGAAATTCTCCGGTAAAATTAAAGAAGATCAAGATCTTGATACTCAAGATGTTTTAGATCTAGCCAATTTACTTTTAGAGCTAAAACCTCAATTATCAGATGATTTTCCAGATTTAGAAATGTCTAAACTTATCAAAAATAATGTTAGATACAAATCAGATGATGATGTCTATAACATAAATGTTATTTTTAACGAAAGTGATGTTCATAAAGATGAAGAGGATATCAATAAAGGTAAATATAAAACTATTTATAAAGTTAAAATAACAAGACAAGATAGAGAATCAATAAAAATATCAGAAGTAAAAGACTTTATAAGCTTAATTATACAGTTAATCGAGAAAACTTATGATGATGTTGAGCATCTAATTAAATTTACAGAAGATAAAGAAATAACTAAAATAAAATTAGAAGATTTTGAAAAGCTAAAAGATAGTAAAAAAGTTGATAGCATCTACTTTATAATAAAAATTATGTAAAAAACCGAGCATTAAACTCGGTTTTTATTTTTTTTTGAAAAAATTTAACATAAAAAATCCGTTTTTTTACTTAATTTTTTAAGATACTTAAAATTATTATACAAAGCGATAGTTTTCAATTTTAATATATACTAAAAAACAATTTAACAACATGAAAAGTTCAAATAAAGTAAAAAGTTTCGGAGAATTCAATGAAAACTTGAATATATCTGATGTTAGTGAGAGTAAATTAATCAATTTTATAAATAAATTAGGAGACTTTTTTAGTATAATGTGTCCTAAATGTGATGAGAATGGTATAAGAACAAGAATGGATAAAAACTATTATATGTTGGGTGTACCAGATAGTATGTATTGGACTTGTAAAAAGTGTGGACATAAAGAAGATATGCCTGACTCAATTGATTAATTTATTATCACTAACTAAAAAATAACTGTAAAATAAATTACAAAATGGGAATAAAAGAATTAAAGTATAACAATAAGTCTTTAACTACTAAATCTGAAATCTTAAAAGTTTTGAAAGATAATAAACTATTCTGGTTAATCGACTCAGAAATAGAGTCAGCTATTATAGAAATCAAACATAACACATTAATTTGGCACGAAGGAATATTTAAGTATGGTAATTGGCATTACGGCATATTTAAGAACGGTGGGTTCTATGGGAACTGGGAAAATGGTATTTGGGAAAATGGAACCTTCAAGGGGAAATGGAAGAGCGGTTTGAATAAGCCAATCTAAATAAAAATAATCAAAGAACAATGAGAAAGAAAAAAACTTTACTAGAAAGAATCGGAACTAAAGTAATTTATAATGATAATAAAATAAAAATTAGTAGGGAGGGAAACGAATGGTTCTTTGAAATTGGTAAGGAATTAACAACAGATTTAGCAGAAGCGGTTTCTATTTTAATAAGAAAATATGATAAAACAAACCCAATTTGGAATATAGAGTTAAGAGAAATTGATATTGATAGTATAACACCAGAAAAAAGCTTATACTGGCTAACAGGTGGTGATGCTGAATGGAAGTCTTTAGAACATTATAATACACCTTGGTGTGACTGTTACTTAGATTTTCAAGAAGAATTTGGCTTCTTGATAGTAAATATTATAAAAAGAGCTAAAAACTTAGATGATATAAGAAAATACTTTTTAGAATATCTAAATTTACCAACACTATATGAGTTTGCACTTAGTAAAAATTTAGTAAGATAAAAATAAAATAAAACCACACTAAGTGGTTTTATTTTTTTATATATACTATATGGAAGAATTAAAATCAGTTTGTACTAATGTATGGTGTAAAGCAACATTTGTATATAGAGAAGAAAATATGATTGATGGACTACCACCGAAAATGTGTCCTAAATGCTTTAAGGATGCTCCACAAGTTACTTGGACAGATAAAAAATATGAAAATGAAGAATCATATGAAGGTTCTCCAGTAATGTTCTCATATAAAATAAAAAAATGGTATTAAAATGAATGCTCACTTTTTTGACTTAAATACTTTAATTACAATAAATAGTAAAGTTTGGATTGTAGAAAATACTAATCCAAATACTCCATTATTAAGAATCTCAAAACATGAGTTTAATTTAATTAAGAAAGGTGTTTATAAAAACTTTAATATTAAGATTAAATTATCAGGTAACGATTACTGGATTAGTGAAGAAATTTATAATAATCTAAAGGTATCTTGTAAAAATAAAAAAGCTAATATTGCGGATTTAGCATTTTCTATGCAAGAGTTTATGAATCCAGAAATAATAGAAAAAGGTGACTATCAAATTCATATTGAAAATATTAGACACTTAAAAAATACACAAGATGATATTTTTATTATTTGTTCAAAGAATAGTAAAAAAGCTTATGAACCAATAATTGAAAAACTTGAAGATAAGATAAAAGAACTTGGCCTTTCTATAAAGAAATATTTCTTTATTTCCGAAACATTCTATAATAAAGATAAAGCAGAGATTGTAAATGCTAAAGCAAAATTACTTCTTCAGTTTTTAATTGGTCTAAAGATAGAAGATAATAAGTTTATTAATGAAGAAGTAAAAAGATATGACGGAGTTACTTTATATGAAGATGATGCTAATACAGTTAAAATGCTAATGAATGCAAACGATACTCTTCACTTCTTAGTAAATAATACAGAAGAAGCACTTAAAGAACAAATAAGAACCACAATAAAAGATAAAGAGTGTGAAATTATTATAAAACAAGTAACATTCAATAAAGCAAACATATTCATTGATTCTAAAGTTGAACTTCAATGGAGAAACATTGTTAGAAAATTTGAAAGCTTCCAATATGATTTATTTAAGAAAGTTTAACGAAAATACAGAAACTGAAAAAGATCTTCAATCATTATTTAGTGATTTACTCGCTAGCTTAATAGACGAAGATTTTAACATAGATGTTAATAGCTGGGGAACATCAGAAGCTAAGATAAAGGCTAAATCAATAAATAACATTACTAGCAATATCTATAAGTTAAAAATAACTAAAGGTAATAAAAGTATATTCTCAGGCAGAACCGAAGTATTTGACTGGTTTGATATAAGAGATAATTTTATACCATTTATGTCATTTATGAATAATGAATATACTATACTTGATATTTTTTGTGAAACTCCTTCCAATACAGTAGGATATCAATCCAGAACAAACAGAATAAATATAGATATGGATTCTGAAAATATAATAAGTGACAATTTGATAAACTATAAATTAATTGACATAAATATTATTTTTCAAGTTTCTCTATAATTCTTTTAATCTTTTTAATTCTAAGTATTTTCTTGAACTCAGGACTCCAATTAAATCCTTGTGGATTGGGATAATGTGGTAATGGCATATTATTTCTCGTCTTTTTTAACCATAGCGTTCTTAATTAAATCATTAAGCTTTCTATTATCCATAACCATTCCATCATTACTCTCTTCTGAATTTTGTTGTTCTTCTGCTTTCTTAACTTCTGGATTCTCAATTTCGTTATAACCTAAGTCTTTTCTTAAAGTCTTATAAAATTTTTCAAGTTCAGTTCTTTGTGTTAAAAGGAATTTACTATTCTCTCTAATCTGACCAATTGTTTGATTGACAACCTCGTGCATTCTAGCAGCATTATCACCATTATCAACTTGTTTTAATTGTGATAAAAAGTTTTTTCTAGTCATTTTAGCTAAAAAAAGTGCTTCTGCATAAACAGTAGCATCTTCACGCATTTTATTTTTTATATAATTGTGATCTTTAAGTTTAGGTATATCACTCAAATACAAATCAACTAACGACTCTAATACACCCATTGATTGTTGCATTGAAACAGTTAAATCAGCATCATAATCATAAAGTTCAATTTCACCTAAATCTGGTAAATCCTCAGGTCTTGCTAAGTGCTTTGATATATCAAATTCAGAGTTTTCTGATTGTATTTGATCGAACTCATCTTGTAATCTAATTCTTTCTTGTTCTTGTTTTGACATATGTAGATGGTTTTTTACAATATATATAAAAAAATAAATACTCCTATGGCTAAACAAGAACAAGAAAGACAAATGGTCTTTACTACTAGACTTGTTGATGAAGCAACTGATAAGATCAATGACGGTATAGTTATTAAGAGGTTTCAGAACCCTTGGTTAAAGTCCGAAGTAGGTTTGAGAAGAGCTGGTGTTTCTTTTAGAATGTCACCAGAAGAACAAGAAGAATATATAAAATGTGCCTTAAACGTAGATTACTTCACAGAAAAGTACTGTAAGGTAAAAACAGAAGATGGTTCAATTGATCATATACAACTAAGAGATTATCAAGAAGAAATACTAGAAAACTTTGTAAAAAATAGATTTAATATCCTAATGGCATCTCGTCAGGTAGGTAAAACAATTTCATCAGCAATATTCATGTTGCATACAATCTTATTTAACAATGATAAAAATATAATGATTGTGGCGAATAAAGGTGATACAGCAGTTGAGATTGTTGATAAAATTAAATCAATCTATACACTTTTACCTTTCTTCTTAAAACCAGGAATTAAAACTTGGAATCAAAAATCACTAACATTTGAGAATGGTTGTAGAATAAAAACATCAGCAAGATCTAAAACTCCTGCGATCGGTTTTACGATTGACGTACTTTATCTTGATGAGTTTGCTCACATTCCTTCAAATATTATTGAACCTTACTATACTGCTGCTTTTCCAACAGTATCAGCGGTACAAAACTCAAAAATTATTATTACTTCCACACCAAACGGTATGAACTTATTTCATAAGTTACTAACCGATGCAGAAAGACCAGATGGTGATCCACTTAAAAACAACTATAAACCAATGAGGGTTTATTGGCATCAAGTTCCTGGTCGTTTTGTTACTTACATAAGATTAAATGAACATAAATTATATGAATATGGCGTAACAAAAGAACATATATATGATTTAGTAAATGGTTACTTTGGTGATAAAACTAAATTAAAAATGGGATTTAATATGGATTTACAAAAAAATGTAATTTCCGTATTTAACAATGAACAATGTACTGACGAAGATGTAAAATCTTTATCATTCATAGACTCAAAAGGATTAGAAACACCAATTAGAGCTATTGCAGAGCTAACAACTTGGAAAGAAGAAGCTATTAAAGACATTGGTGGTGAAGATGCATTCAACCAAGAATATGGTTTGAGATTTATAAACTCAAGTAAATCATTACTAAGTGAAGCGATAATTGAAAACTTACTTAATAGTAAAAAGAATTATGTATTTGAAGAAATGCATGAGTTTGAAAGTAAATTAAGATTTAGTTATAAAGATTTAAGATGGGTAGATGATGATGATTTATTTATGCCCATCAATAGAAAAAATGAAAAATTTATACTTTCAGTCGATATATCAGAAGGTTTAGGACAAGATTACTCTATTATAAATATATTTAAGCTTGTCAAAAAGTCAACTGATCTAATTGAGCAACAAAAAATGAAATATAAGTCAATAACAGATTTCTTTAGGTTAGAGCAAGTTGGTTTATATAGAAGTAACTTAGTATCGGTTAAACAGCTAGCTGAATTATTATATGTTTTAGCTTATGATTACTTAAATCCAGAAAATGTAAAGATTGTTTTAGAGTTAAATAACTATGGTAATACTCTTTTAGCAGAGATGCCACATGTTTTTGATGGAAATAATGATTATGGTTCTTCTATATTCTTTAGATATAAACATCGAGTTGATGCGACCGAGGAAAAAGTTGGTCTAAAAGTTGGAGATAATAAAAATATGATGGTTAAAGATTATCAAGATTTGATGATTTCTAAAGGATTTTCTATCAATAATGAAGAAACGATTAGAGAAATTACAACATTTGTTAAGCAAACAACGACATCCGGTAATACTAGATATGCTGCTGATGTTGGACATGACGACTGTGTTATGACAATTGTAAATGCTACATCAGTATTTAATAAGAATGACTTCAAAGAAATGTGTGAAGATTTATTGGATAAAGATTCAAACTTCAAAACATATGTAAATGAGTGTCTAAGAAGCTTAGAATACTCAGAAACAGTAGATTATGGTCAATTATTAAAAGTTAGAAGACAATATATAAACAAATCAAGAAATAATAACAATAGTTGGTTTGGTAAATAAAAAAAAAAGACATCCTAAGATGTCTTTTTTTTAATTATTTATTTCCATCGTAACAGATAGTCCTCTATTTTGTAAAGAGGTTTTCATTTCAGAAATAGTTTCTAAGTCACCATACTTAACATCACATTTCCCGTTATTATGAACGATATGAGCACACTGAGTTGCCTGTTCATACTCATGCTTACATATTTCCATAAGACTTGTTATAACCCAATCAAATGAGTTATAATCATCATTATGCAATATAAGACGATAAGGTTTAGAAAGAATACTTTGTACCTTTGATTTTGTTTTTGTTTTAGTTATAGTTGCCATTTTACTTAAAAACTTTTTTTGTTTTGTTTTTTACATCAATTATAGTAATTCTACAGTCAATTGTTTTAGCCCATTTTTCAAATTCAACTAAATGTTCGTAACGGTCGTCATACATAACGAATTCATCAACACCCAATTTTCTAATTAATTTCTCAAATAATCTACATTTGAATGTAAAAGTATCACCACCAGTATTCAAGTAAATAGCATCAAATGCTAAGTTTAATTTACTTAACAATGCTTCAACTTCTGGTCTTAATTTTTCAACACGACCAGTTGCACAAATAACATAGTTATCTGGATCAGAGACAGCTTTAAGATACTCTTCATAAACATAAGGATTTACTTTTGTATCAAAAATATCTAAATCTAAAGTTTCTGGCTTACTCCACCAACCACGATGAGGCCAATCTTGACCAGTTTTTTCTTTCCATAAAGGTTTTCCCTCCTCAGGTTTCATAGTATGACACAAAGTATCATCTAAATCAAAACATATTAATTTCTTTAATCCCATATTCTTTATAATTTTTACAAAGATATATATTATTTTTTAATATATAACTAAAAATAGTAAAAATTATGAAACTTGATTTTACGAAAATTCTAATTTTATTTCTATTAATATCAACTATTGGATTCGGACTTACTTGGTATTTTGGTGGATTCGATGCATCAAAACAAAGAGTTAAAGAACTTGAGGAAGATTATAAGAAATTAGAAAAGGAGAAAGAAGCAGCAGAAGCAAAAGTTGAAGCTTGGAAAGAAATATTCAATGAGAAAGATAAACAAGATAAGAAAATGACTCAAGAGGTTATTAATGCGAAAACCGATGCTAATATTGCAAGAATAAATGCGGAAAAAGCAAAAGCTGAGTTATCAAAAATTCAAAATAGTATGTCAATAACTAGAAAAGAAATTGAAGAGATGAGAAATAATCCAAAAGCTATGACTGATGACGAACTTTTAGAGGATTTAATTAAAAATACATCTCCGTCACAACAGAAGAAAGTAAATAAGGTATCGGAAGTAAAAGATAAATTAGAGATTAAACACAGAGTAAAATCAGGAGAAACATTATACTCTTTATCTAAAGAATATAATATAAGTGCTTCTGAAATAATCGAACAAAATAAGTTTTTAAGTAAGAAGGGTTTGCAAGTAGGACAAATTTTAACAATTAAAACTAATTAAAAAATAAAATGAAATAAATGAGAAAACTATTTATAATACTAATGACATTAACATTTGCAACAATGTTTTCACAGGTTACTCAACAAATTAGATATCCAAGATTTGAAGTAGATTCATTAGGACAAAAGGTTGTAGTAATGACTATACCACAAGCAATGAAACTTAATAACAATTCAAATATACTAACAAAGTTTGAACAATTAGAAGCAGAGATGCAAGATTATGAGAATATGTGTATTAAAGTCGTTAATGAAAAAGATGAAGTAATTGTTAAATTGAATGTTGTTATCACAAAACAAGATCAACAATTAATTATCAAAGATGAAAAAATAAACGCACTTCAGGAAGAGATACTTGCTTGGATGCAAAAAAATAAAGTTCTTGAATCACAATTAGCTAATAGACAAGAAGTAATTGATGAAAAGGACAGACAAATAAAAAGACTAAAACTCAAAATGGTTATTGGTGGTGTAGGTGGTGCTGCGATTATAATACCTTTAGTACTTAAAGTAGTTGGTGTTATAAAATAATTAAAAAGTGCAAAAAATGAGTTTTTAATATTAATATATAATAAAAAATTAATCTTTAATGATGAAACACGTTAAAAAATTTGAATCTTTTCGTATTAAGAAAAATAGAGAAGAAATAATAAGAGAATCAGTATTACAAGTAAATGATATTTATAAAGTAAAAACTATGATTGATATTCCTCAATCTCTTATTAATGCTTATGTAAAAAAAGTAAAAGACACCACAGGTAAAAATTTACGTCAATTTTTTGGTGATGTAGATATTGCTGAGGAAATAATTAAATATGTAACACTTAACTTTGTTGATGTTGATAAAATTCCAGGTGGTGCAATAATGGGTGGTCAAACTCAAGCTCAAACTCAAGGACAAGGTCAAGTACAAGTACAAACTGAACCACAAGCTCAGATGCAAGAGCAACCACAGATACAAGCTCAACCAGAAGGACAAGCACAAGGTGGTGATGAATTTGAAGAACCGCAAGCTCAACCAGAAGGACAAGCACAAGGTCAGGCACAGGGACAAGGACAAGCTCAGGCACAGGGACAAGGACAAGCTCAACCACAAGGACAAGCACAACCTCAAGGTCAAACAGAAGAAGGAGAAGAAGAACTTCCACTATAAAAATAAAAACCACTCAATAGAGTGGTTTTTTTATAATTTATCAATAATATAGTCTCTTCGTATAGATACCAAGTTTCTAAATAAATCATCATCTTCTAATTCTTTAGAGAATGAAATATGAGAATTAATAACTTCAAGTGTTAATTCTTTTTTATTATACTTATACCAGTCTTTTTTTATATAAACCGGCATCTTATCAACATCTTTTATTTTTTCAAAATCATCTTCAATATAAAAGTAATTATTATCTATTTCAAAGATAATATTTATCGTACCTTGTATAGTTCTATAATCTTTTATAATAAATTGACTTATAGTATTAATATCATCCATTATAGTTATCTAAAAACTTTTTCTCTTCTAAAGTTAAGCTTTGAATACCTTGAGCACTAATTTTATCCAAGATTTCATCTATATTATAAGACTTAACACTTTTTTGCTTAGCTTTATTTTCAAACTCTTCATCGAAATTATACATTGCTTTTAAGTCAGATAACTTAATTCCAAATTTTGATTCAAATGTAGGTTTATAAAATACCATACCTAAAACACTTATAACGTCATTTATCTCTGACTTAAAATAGATATTAATAGTAGTTATCAATTCATCAACAATATTTTCATCAATACCATCGGTTGTATAAATACACTTACCATTTCTAAAAATAGCAACGTCTTGTCTATTATCCATAATATAAACAATATCAATAAAACCAGTTCCTTCAATAGACGTTGTTAAAGTAACAGAATTATTTATTCTATCCTTAAATTGAACCTCGTTAGAGTAGATTTTTTCCAAAACCTTAGAAAAGAATGAATTTCTCTCTTTTAATACTTTATCAGATTCTCTCTTGTACATTATTTTATTATACAAGTTAGTTAAAAGAATACCTAAACAAAAAAATCCTAAACACGCAATACTAAAAACCATATGATATTTTTCTAATTTTAATTAATAAATCATTTATAAACTCTTCTGATACTTTATCAGGTAGATTAGACTCTTTGAAAATTCTATCGATTTCAACAATCTCTTTTTCAACATAATCAATCAAAGATTGAAGATCAACTTCACCTCTTCTAATCGCAAGAAGTTGCTCAGCATTAGGTCGTCTTACTATAATTCCTTTACCTTCCGCAATCTCACGAGACATATCAACTAATCTTACACAATGAAGCATATTTTTACCGTCGATTTGTTGACCGTGTGATTTAACATCAACCCATCTTTGAGTGTTTCTTTTCTCTAACCATTCCTCATATTCTCTAAAGTCTTTACAATGCTCAGAGTAACCATCTTTGTTATAGAAAATTGTACAAATCGGAGTCTCACCTTTTGGAATACTTGAAAGACGTAGTTGGTTAGAGTTTACAATAGAACCAGAAATGTAATTTTTTAGTTCTTCTGTACTAATATCTAACATACCATTTTCATCAGACTTTTCAAGAACATCACCAAGCTTAACTAAACCTTTGTAACCTAAGCCTACTGGTAAATCAGCATCCTTTCTAAGTTTAATATGTGCTTCTCTA